CGAACACTCGGTCACGGGCCTGGCACCCGACGCGAGGTTGTGACGCGGGCCGTATCGGACAAATTTCTGGGCGCCGGCGACCTCCGTACGACAGCGACCATCGTGCCCTCCGCACTCGCCCCGGAGTTGGTCGCGCAGGCCCAGGTACTTGGCCGCACCGATGAGCCCCGGCCGCTCCGCGGATTCCTCGCCGTACAGGCGGTAGCCCGCCGGGGGTGCGCTCGGCCGCCGAAGACCTGCATGAACTTCACGCCGGCCTCCCGGGCCCGGTTCAGGGTGCCCGAGTTGTAGGCCACGGCGCTCTTGGCCAGCGCCGCCGACTCCGCCCACGCCCCCACCCGCGCCCCCTTGCAGAAGATCACGTACGCCAGCTGGTGCTCGGCAGCGAGCCTCCTCGCACACCATGGCTGCATCAGCCTCCTCAAGGAGACGGCGTCCTGGCGGCCGTCGAGCATTCGCTGGCCGACGCCAGCTTGTCCAGCAGGTCAGTGACGACGGTAGCGGCGGGGTCGCCGGGCAGGTAGCGGGACGTCCCGGAGTATCGCAGGGCTTGGCGTGAGGTTTCGGATACGCTTCGTGGCTTTCCGAGGTCATCGTTTCGCCCTGTTTTTGATCACACCGACGCATGACCGTAGGGGCCTCCTCCGGGGGCGATCGAGGGATAGTGTGGAGGCTTCCCGATGACCTGACGCGGAGGCCTGCCCGGTGGTTGACAGCTTCGTCCACCTGCACAATCACACCCAGTTCTCGCTTCTTGACGGCGCGCAGAAACTGCCCATTCTCTTCTCCAAGATCGCGGAGGAGGGGATGCCGGCCGTGGCCATGTCGGACCACGGCAACATGTTCGGCGCGTACGAGTTTTTCCAGGTGGCGAAGAAGAGCCCGGTCAAGCCGATCATCGGCATCGAGGCGTACGTGGCGCCCTCGCACCGGCGCAACCGGAAGCCGGAGTTCTGGGGGCCTGGTGGGCAGCGGGCCGTCTCCGACGACGGTGAGGGCAGTAAGGACGTGAGCGGCGGTGGCCGCTTCACCCACATGACGATGTGGGCCGAGCACGCGCAAGGCCTGCGGAACCTTTTCCGGCTTTCCTCGCTCGCCAGCTTCGAGGGCTTCTACGGCAAGCCCCGGATGGACAAGGAGCTGATCGCCGAGTACGCCGACGGGATCATCGCGACTACGGGCTGCCCGTCGGGTGAGGTGCAGACCCGGATCCGGCTCGGCCAGTTCGACGAGGCTCTGAGAGCCGCCTCCGAGTACCAGGACATCTTTGGGAAGGACAACTACTTCCTGGAGCTCATGGATCACGGGCTCGACCTTGAGCGGAGCGTCCGCGAAGACCTGATGCGGATCGCCAAGCAGCTCGGCATCCCGCCACTGGCGACCAACGACTCCCACTATGTGCACGAGGACGAGGCAGACGCGCACGACACCCTGCTGTGTATCGGCGTCGGCAGGAACAAGGCTGATGAGAACCGGTTCCGGTTCAACGGGACCGGCTATTACATCAAGTCTGCGACGGAGATGCGGGAGCTGTTCTCGGAACTGCCCGAGGCGTGCGACAACACGCTGCTGATCGCCGAGCGGATCCAGCCGTACGACGAGGTCTTCGCCGAAGTCGACCAGATGCCGCAGTTCGACGTGCCCGAGGGCGAGACCCAGGAATCGTGGCTGCGCAAGGAGTGTCTCAAGGGGCTCGCCATGCGCTACGGCGACCCCATCCCGGACGCGGTCATGGATCGCTTCGAGACCGAGATGAAGGTCATCGGTCCGATGGGGTTCTCCAGCTACTTCCTCGTCGTCGCCGACATCTGTAAGTACGCGCGTGACAACGACGTGCCGGTCGGCCCCGGCCGTGGATCCGCGACCGGTTCGATCGTCGCCTACGCCACTCGTATCACTGAGCTGTGCCCGCTGGAGCACGGCTTGCTGTTCGAGCGGTTCCTCAACCCCGAGCGCATCAACCCGCCCGATGTCGACCTTGACTTCGACGACCGTCAGCGCGACCGGATGGTGCGCTACGTCACCGAAAAGTACGGGGCGGAGTACACCGCCCAGGTCAACACCTTCGGCACCATCAAGGCCAAGGCCGCCGTCAAGGACTCCTCCCGCGTTCTCGGGTACCCCTTCGCGATGGGTGACCGCCTCACCAAGGCCATGCCGCCGGACGTGATGGGCAAGGGCGTCCCGCTCTCCGGCATGTTCGACCCCAGCCATCCCCGCTACGGCGAGGCGGGCGAAATCCGGCAGATGTACGAGAACGAGCCGGACGTAAAGAAGATCATCGACACCGCCCAGGGCATCGAGGGCCTGGTGCGCGGTACCGGCGTACACGCCGCTGCGGTGATCCTGTCCAAGACACCCCTGCTGGACCTGATCCCCATGCACCGCCGCGACAAAGACGGCGTGATCATCACGGGATTCGACTACCCAAGTTGCGAAAACATGGGTCTGATCAAGATGGACTTCCTGGGGCTGCGGAACCTGGGCATCATCCATCACGCCCTCAAGATCGTGAAAGCCAACCGCGGCGTCGAACTCGCCACCGAGACCATCCCCCTCGACGACACCACCACCTACGAACTGCTGGCCCGCGGCGACACCCTGGGGGTCTTCCAGCTCGACGGCGGCCCCATGCGGGCACTGCTGAAGCTGATGGAACCCACCCGATTCGAGGACATCGCCGCCGTCCTCGCCCTGTACCGGCCGGGCCCGATGGCCGCCAACGCCCACACCAACTACGCACACCGCAAGAACGGCCGCCAAGAGGTCGAGGCGATCCACCCGGAGCTGCGCGACGCGCTCGAGCCGATCCTGGGCACCACGTTCCACCTCCTCGTCTACCAAGAGCAGATCATGGCCATCGCCCGGGAACTGGCCGGCTACAGCCTCGGCGGCGCCGACCTGCTGCGCCGCGCCATGGGTAAGAAGAAGCCCGAGGTGCTGGCCGCCGAGTGGGAGAAGTTCCATGGCGGCATGCAGGCCAACGGCTACAGCGAAGAGGCCATCAAGGCCCTGTGGGACGTCATGCTCCCCTTCTCCGGCTACGCCTTCAACAAGTCCCACACCGCCGGATACGGACTCGTCTCGTACTGGACCGCCTACCTGAAGGCCAACCACCCCGCCGAGTACATGGCCGCGCTGCTCACCTCGGTCGATGACGACAAGGACAAGGCGGCCGTCTACCTCGCCGACGCCCGCAAGATGGGCGTCAATGTACTGCCCCCGGACGTGAACGAGTCCGTCGCGGACTTCACCGCGGTCGGGGAGGACGTGCGGTTCGGTCTGAAGTCCGTTCGCAATGTCGGTACGAACGTCATCGACGCGCTCGTCGCGAGCCGCAAGTCCAAAGGCAAGTACACCAGTTTCCCGGACTTCCTCGACAAGTCGGAGATCACCGCGCTCAACAAGCGGGCCGTCGATTCCCTGATCAAGGCCGGCGCGTTCGACTCGCTCGGACACACCCGCAAGGGACTATCCCTTGCCCATGACGAAGCCATTGACGCGATCATCCCGGTGAAGAAGGCCGAAGCGTACGGGCAAGACGACCTCTTCGGGGCCGGCGGTGACGGCGGCGGGACCACCTTCGGACTGGACTTCAAGATCAGCGAAGACGAGTGGCCGCGTAAGGCACTCCTGTCGACCGAGCGGGAAATGCTGGGCCTGTACGTCTCCGCCCACCCCCTCGACGGAGCCGAACACATCCTCGCCCGCAACCGCGACACCGCCATCTCTGACCTGGTCGCCTCCGGACAGACCCAGGGTGTCGTCAAGCTGGCCGGGCTGATCACCGCTGTGGAGCGGCGGATGACGAAGCAGGGCAACGCCTGGGCCATCGTTCACCTCGCCGACCGCGATGCAACGATGGAAGTGTGCTTCTTCCCCGCCTCTTACCAGCTCGTGCAACATGCGCTGATCGAGGACACTGTGGTCGCGGTCACCGGGCGCATCAACGATCGTGACGGCACGATCAACATCGCCGGCCAGGAGCTGATGGAGTTGGACATCTCGTCCGCCGAGCACGGCGGAAAGCCCCCCGTGCAGCTGTTCATGCGCTCCCACAAGGTCAATCAGCCGGCCATCGACGAGCTGAAGCGCATCCTGCGCGCACACCCGGGTGAAAGCCCCATCCGGGTGCGCGTCCGGGGCCCGGAGACGACGACCGTGTACGAGCTGGGATTCCTGGTCAACCACGAAACCATCGCCTCCGACATCAAGGGGTCCTTCGGTGCCGAGACGTGGGTGGGCGTTGCGTGAGCGAGCCGGACGAAGGGATTGTTCTCTCCCGGCACGCGCTGGAATTGCGTCACATGTCCGAGTCGGCGCGTGACACGGCCGTGCGGGAAGCCTTTCGCGGAACCGGCATATATACGGCGAGCGAACGTCTCTGGCTCGTGGGGCCGCCGCAGGTCGTGGCGGCCGGGAATGAGGCGTTTCACAGCCTGCGCCGGATACGCGACGCCTACGCCCGGGGGGGTGGCTGTCGGCTCCGCTGAGGACGCGCCCCTTATCGCACAACGTCGCGCGGCCATGGCCCAGATGCACGGCCTTATGCGTGAGGACCTGGGCATCGGGCCCATTGAGATCGAACGACCATCGAACCGCGCCCACGGCGGTTAGGCAGGCTGTTGGTCGCGGCCGCCGCGTCCAAGGTGCAGCTCCAGCTGGAACTGCGCCGGGGCGGAGCCGGCACCGACGTTGACCAGTACCCCTGAGGGGTTGTGGGCGTCGGAGACCGTGAGCGTGCGG